CGCCGCTGGCTAAAGGATAATTTGAGGGGCGACTAAGCCCCTCTTTTCTAAGGAGTGTTTTTTATGTCAGAAACAATTAAGCTTAGTTTTGACGACGGATACAAAAATATCGAATTAAATGGGAATCCGGATAAAATAATCCGTATTAATCCAACAGATACTCAGTTTATTAACCGAATTTCAGGCTTTGATGAGAAATATGAGAATATACGCAGTAGATACGGAGATATCGATATGAACTCTATCAATGATCTGCAGAATCTTGATGAGAATAATCCGGACTTTGAAAAGCTGAAACTTGCCGCTGATAGTGTGGACAAACTTGATATGGCGGTGAAGGATCTTATAAATGAGATCTTTGGTTATGATATTTCATTAATAGTATTCGGAACTGATTCATGTCTTTCGCCTGCCGGAGGTCAACCAATATTTATGAATTTTATGCAGTGCATCTTCGCGTACATAAATGAATGTTCTGTGGAGGAAAGAAAGAAATCACAGGAGAAACTTAATTCCTATGCGTCACAGCGCAATACCATTGTTGGTGAAACAAAATGATAGGTGCATTGCCTAAAGCTTTGACAGTCAACGGTAAAATATATTCAATATATAGTGATTATCGCGTAGCTTTGCTGATTTTTTCTATGTGCAATGACGATACGCTTAATGACAAAGCCAAAACATATGGATGTATACAACTGTTGTACAAGCATCACGATCAGATACCTAACTCGGATCTTTACGAAGCGGCAGAACAAGCCAAATGGTTTCTTGACGGCGGAGATATGCCAAAATCTAAACGTCAACCTAAACCGTTGATAAACTGGGATCAGGATGAAGGGATTATTTTTCCAGCTCTCAATAAGGTAGCAGGAAAGGAAATTCGTGAAATTGATTATATGCATTGGTGGACGGTTTTAGGCCTTTTTAATGAGATTGGTGAGGGTTTATACAGTAATGTTATAAATATACGCTATAAGCTTGCACACAATAAAAAACTTAGTAAAGGAGAACAGGACTTTTACCGGAACAACAAAGAACTTATTGATATTAAGGTGAAGCTTACAGCAGAGGAACAGGATGAACTTGATTTTATAAATAATCTGTTATAAAAAAAGTCAGCCCGTTTGGACTGACTTTTTTATTACGCCCACCACTGATTACCGCAGTTAAGGCAAGTTATACGAACTTTTTTTGCTCCTTTGTTTCCGGAAACAAGACCTATTGGACCGGCAACAGCAGTTCCTATGACTGCTTTTCCGACTCCAAAGCCTTTTTTGTTTGCCGTAAGCGAAGTACTTCCACATTTAGGACAGCAAGCAATACCGTTTTTCTTGTTTTCCTTTATACGCTGACGTTTTGATAACGTTTTTTCTTCATGTTGTGTTTCGCCTGTTTGTGATGAAGTTGATGTGGTTACTTCCATCGGTATAAAAGTATTATTGCTAAGTGCGGAGAAGTAACCACATAACTCAGCAATTTTTTTATTATTGTTAAAGAAAAACATTACGTTATATGATTTTCCGTTTGCTGTTATAAACAAGCGACCGTTCTCGGAAGGAGTTCCGGCTGTATATCTAATATCTGATATGTCGGATACTTTTATAGTTTCGCTTTTGAGCCCACTTTTGTATGAGATCTCCGTTTCCGAAACTATTATAGTTGACACAAAAGCCGATTTTATTGTGGCATTCATAGGTATAGTTGAAATCGAGTTGACTTCTTCAACTTCGGTTTTATTGTGATGCAGAATTTCAGTTCCACATTTCATGCAGAAATCTGATTCATCGGATATTTCTGCGCCGCATTTAAAGCAAAACATAACATTTCCTCCCATTATGTATTTTTTTTCATTATACAGCGTATGGAGGATTTTGTCAAGAAAGGAGGCTGATATAATTGGCAATTGACGGCAGACTTAATTTCGATACAAAAATAGATACAAAAGGATTTTCCAAAGGTATAAACAGTTTAGGTAACCAGCTTAATAATCTCCGAAATATAGTTTTAAAAATGGGTGCAGCACTTGGTACTGTGTTCAGTGGAAAAGAAGCTCTTGAAGCTGCTGCAGATATAAATGCTGCAAATTCTCAAATGCAACAGACTTTTGGAACTTTAAAATCTGCTGCAGATAATGCTATGAAAAGTGTAGCTGATAACAGTAGCATTCTTCAGACAAGACTTCAAAATGTAGGCACATCTATTTATGCTTTTGCTAAAACTACGGGTATGGATTCAGTTAGTGCTCTAAAAATGATGGAAGAAGCGTTGCAGGTAACAGCAGACAGTGCGGCATATTACGATCGAAGCCTTGAAGATACTGCAGAAAGCCTAAAATCGTTCTTGAAAGGCAACTTTGAAAACGATGCTGCTTTGGGTTTGAGTTGTACAGAAACTACGCGAAACACAGCGGCTAATAAACTCTATGGAAAATCATTTATGGAATTATCCGAAGCTCAGAAGCAACTTACACTATTGCAAATGGTCAAGGATGCAAATGCTCTTTCTGGAGCGGAGGGACAAGCCGCGCGAGAAGCAGACGGCTGGGAAAATGTCATCGGTAATCTGAAAGAGTCTTGGAAACAGTTGCTTGCTGTAATAGGACAGCCTGTTCTTTCTGGTGCTGTAACAGTTGTAAAAAACATAACAGCGGAATTGCAAAGTTTGACAGCTGTTGCTAATTCAGCAGTTAAAGCACTTTCTGAGGTGTTTGGAATTAAACTGATGAATACAACAGATGGAGTTGCTGAAAGTTCTTCGCAGGCGGCGGAAAATTATTCCGATATGGCAACATCGGCTGAAGCTACTGTCGAGGCTCAAGAAAATGCACTTGCAAGCTTTGATCAGATAAATAAGCTGGCGGACAACAGTTCCTCATCTGATACAAATGCATCGCCAGTGGTCGGTACTCTAAGCGGCAATACGATTTCCACTACTGTAGATGTTGATACATCTGATGCCGATAAAAAGCTTAAAGATTTTTTTTATTGGGTAAAATCATCTTTTAATACTATTTTTACGCCATTTAAACAAGCTTGGGATAAAAATGGAGTCAAGGTAACAGATAGTATGAGATTTGCTTTCGAGGGTGTATGGAGTGTTATCAAAAGCATAGGCGGATCATTCACCGATGTTTGGAGTAACGGAACGGGCGAACAAATTTCTGAACATTTACTCGGTATATGGACAAACATTAATAATACAATCGGATATGTGTCACGCAATTTTTCCTCCGCTTGGTCTGATAGCAGTGGTACAAAAATTATTCAGGACATTCTTGATATTTTTAATGATATACTCGACACAATTGAAAACATAACGGCAGACACTGTTGAATGGGCGCAGAACATTGACTTCTCACCGCTCATTACATCATTTGAAAATGTAACATCCGCATTAAAGCCTTTAACTGCCGACATATTTGACGGTATCGAATGGTTCTGGGATAATATTTTGCTCCCTATGGCATCATGGACTATAAGTACTTTGATACCAACATTTCTTAATTTGCTGGCAGCAGCTATAAAAGTTCTTGATTCAGCAATTTCAGCGTTAAAACCTATGGGTAAATGGCTGTGGGATAAATTTTTGAAGCCTATTGCAACATGGACCGGAGGTATTATAGTAGGCGCGTTGAAAGGTATTACATCAGCCTTAAATGGGGTTAGTGACTGGATAAAGAATCATCAGACTGCTGTCGAAAATTTTGCTGTTGTAGTTGGGACTTTGGGATCGGCATTTGCAATATCCGGAATAATTCAAGGCGTAGTAAGTGCATTTGCCGCATTGGCGGCAGGAACAAGTGTATTGACACCGTTAATTACTGCACTTGGTGTAGCAGTTAATTTTTTGACGAGTCCAATCACACTTGTATGTCTAGGAATCGGTGCGCTTATCGCTATCGGCGTATTGCTGTACAAAAATTGGGAAACAGTAAAACAGTTTTTTATTGATTTGTGGGACAGCTTTAAAATGACAATACAGCAATTTGTAGACTGGGTAACAGAGGTCTGGACATCAATTAAAGACTTTTTCGCCGGAATATGGCAAGGCATAAAAGATGTATTTGCCGTCGTGGCAGAATGGTTTACGGGAATTTTCCAAGCAGCTTGGGACGGTATTTTGTCTGTCTGGAATGCCGTTATAGGTTGGTTCTCAAATCTGTGGACAGGAATCAAAGACATTTTTTCTGCAGTAGGAAGTTGGTTTGGAGATATATTTACAACTGCGTGGACAAATATAAAATCGGCGTTTTCGGCTACAGCACAATTTTTCAGGGATTTGTGGACTGCAATAAAATCACCGTTTATTAAGGTAGCTGATTGGTTTAAAGATATATTTTCAAAGGCTTGGCAAGCAGTTAAGGACGTATTTTCGACTGGTGGCAAAATTTTTGACGGTATCAAAGAGGGTATAACAGGAGTATTCACAACGGTTGTAAACGGCATAATTGGCGGAATAAATAAAGTTATTTCTACTCCACTGGATTTTCTTAATGGCATACTTAATGATATTCGTGATATTGAAATAGCAGGCTTTACACCATTTGATGAGTTTTGGGACTATGACCCTATACCAGTTCCTCAGATTCCAATGCTCGCCACCGGCGCGGTAATTCCGCCGAACTCCGAGTTTCTTGCGGTTCTCGGCGACCAGAAACGCGGCACAAACATCGAAGCTCCGCTGGATACGATCAAGCAGGCTTTGTTTGAGGCGCTTGCTGTTTACGGCGGAGCTGTAGGCAATCAGAAAATAAGCGTAACGATACCAATCGAAGTAAAGGGCAGAGTGCTGTCACAGATCGTTATTGACGATATAAATGATTTTATCAAGCGCAACGGCAAATCGCCGATAAAAGTATAGGAGGGATACTATGAAATCAAATGGATTGAAATTTGAAGAAGAAACGGTAGCCACTCCTGCTGAAATTACTTTTTGTAACAATAAAATCTGGTCGGGCAATGCAGGGCGCACCGCTAATTGTCTTATGGTCGGAGACATCAGGGCTATAAAGAAAACGGTCACTATTAAATGGTATCATCTCACAGGCGAGCAGACTGCACAGATAAATAAGTATATCTCAAATGTTGATAGCCCATTTTTTAACGCCACACTTTTGGACGAGACTTTTAATGAAATCAAAATAAGGGTCTATGCAGGAGATCCAAGCTATGAAATATTCGGCTGGGACGAAAAGCGGCAGTTTTGCAAAGGCGTTGCTGTTGACCTTATCATGCAGTAGGAGGCGGATATATGTATACAACAAGTACAACCGTCTCCTCACGCATCGAAAGCTACTGCCGCACATGGCGTATGTGGCTTGAAAACGACGAGAGCGTAATAATGGGGGACAACATAATGTCCGCTACCAGTGACGTGCAGTCAACGAGCCTCAGTGACGACATAGAGCTTGGTGCAGTGTGCTCACAGTCTTGGGCATTACAGATAAACGATGCTGAAACACGTTTCCTCGGCAAAGAGTATGACCTGTCCCTGTACCTTGCAGACCTCACAGGCGTGACCACCTACTCCACCCTAGAAGCCTACACCTACGCAGAACTTTCAAAGCTGACAGTGGAGCAGATAAGCAAGCTTGGAGAGGTGCTTGACGGAGAGAGAATACCTCTGGGGCGGTTCACCTGCGTGAAATCGAAAAAGTCGGGCGGAAATACTGAGGTCACTTTTGCGGATAGGCTTTACTTCTCCGACAAGACCTATGTGCCAAAGGTCAAGCTACCTGCGTGGTCAAAGGCTGTCGAGGACGACATATGCAAGCAGCTTGGACTGCAAAACGGCAACGACTACACCATCCCTGCAAAGCTCCGTGTAAAGGGCGGTGCAAGGCTTTACGGCAAGGGTCACATAAGGCTGAAAACTGCAAACTTCGACTTCAAAATAAGCTCTATACCCAAAGACACCACAATGCGGCAGATGCTCAGTTACATAGCTTCGGCACAAGGCGAGTTCGGTTTTGTTGACCGATACGGCAGATACGTCCGCAAATGGTACGGCTCGAGCGTGAAGATACTGGACAACAACACTATCGACCTGCCAACACTGGGAGAACGTCCGAATGTTTTGGCAGGCATTGTCTGTAAGGTCAGCGACAGCGAAACTCTGCGGCTGGGCAATACCACAGGCTCGGCAGGGCGTGTGCTGGAGTTTGAAAATCCATATATGACAATGTCGCTGCTGCGGTCATTGTGGCATAGGATAGGCGGCTTTTCGTGGTATACAACGGAGCTTTTTCACCGCCTTGGCGACCCCCGATTTGACGTTGGTGACGTGATAACATACGTCAGCGAAAGCGGCGAAAGCTACGATATACCAATAACTAACATAGGATTCAATTTTGACGGCGGACTTTCAGCCGATATTTCTGCGGTGGGTCTGTCGGTGGAAGAACAGCTTTAGGAGGCGAGATTATGGACGAGAACGAGATAACAACTGTAGCTGATACGCAGGCGGAGAATACTGCCGA